CATCATCGCCAGCGGCGAATTGATCTTCGCGTCATCGCGGATTTCGCCCGTGGCCGTCTTGCCGCCCGGCGTCGGGATGAGCAGTTGCAAGCCCATCGCCTGCATTTGAAATTCGAGGTCTTTCAGGTCGTCGCGACCGGCGTTGATGGCGGCGCCGCTGTGCTCAACATAGATGAGTTTTGCTTCAGAACTGGACGACTGCACCATTTTGGATGCGCCGATTTCAATCGTCTCGTCTTTCTGAAAGCCTGCGCCGTACAGGATTGGCACGCGCGCGACGTGCAGGATATTCCGCTGATCGCTGGACGATTGCCAGTGAGCGACGTTCAGCTCCGCCAGCTTTGCGAAAGGCGGCTTGCCTTGCATGAAGCCCGAGCGGTTGACGTAGACCGGCACGATCGGAATGCCCGAGAGCGGTGCGCCCTTGGTGGTCTGGATTGTACCCGTCTCGTAAACAACCCAATCTTTGCCGTTGGTGTCCTTGCGATACGTCGACCATCGGCCGGGCTCGACAACGCGGATCTGTTCGATTTCCTTTTCGCCGAATTCGCCGTCGTCCTCGGTCACACATTCCTTGATGCGAACCTGAGTGAGCGTTTCAACGCCCGCGACGATGGCTGATTTCCAGCCGATCAACTGTTCGAGCGGGACGAACGTCAGATACGGGCGAATGCCGGCGGCGGCTTCGTCAGCCATCGTCGCGGGCTTCCCGTCCGGCCGCTCGACCTTCGGCGGCATGTCAACGTAGATATACCCGACGCCGGCTTGCAGGCTGTCAAAGAACACGTCTTTTGCGAACACGTTCAGGTGGCGCCCAGCAAAGTCGATGTTCTCGGCGTAGTCGCGCAAGACTTGTGGAACGTCCTTTTCCAAGGTCACCGGCTTGGCGAATACCTTGCCGGTCATGTCCTCGATGGTCTTGCCGGTCGCATTGAACAGAACGGACCGCGCTTTGCGGGCCGCGTAACTCTCATTGCTTTCCGCTTCGCTTTTCGGCAAATAGAGCTTGTCCGCCTTGCGCATCGCAGCGGTGCCGGCGACCAGATCGCGGATGATCGTCGCGCCCGCCGCCATCGCCGATTGCGCTTTGTTCGGCGTGGAAACGTCAGTGGTCGCGGTCATATGCGAAGTTCCTCGCGCGTCACTGTCATCGCCCGCCGCACGTTCTCGACCGCGTAGCGAGCGGAATCGATCGTGTGGTTTTTCTTGTCGTCGAGGACGTTGGTTATTTCGTCCGTATGCGGGTCGATCTTGAACGAGTAGTTTGCAAATTCCTGCGCCGTGTGGACGCAATCCGGATGAATGACGATGTCATATGACCGGAGAAATTCGACGCCTTCCTCGATCGATCCTGCACCCTTGAGCGCGCCTTGCATGCGGCTGTAACCGTGCCGCTGCATGTACGAGATTGTTTCCGGCCGCGCGCTGTCCGTGATGAACGGGACGCGCTGTCCGAGAGATTGCCAGGACGGTTCGCGCTTGCGGCGATCGGCGGTCCAGTTCGGGTCCAGCTTATCGAACAGCGCAGGCGTGCGGTCGATTTCGCAACCGATCGCCCAAACCTCGCGCCAGAAATACAACGTCCGGCCGACGATGAAGCAAATCAGCCCGACAGTCGGATCCTTGGAGAAACCCCAATCGGCGCCGCCGTACAAAATCGTTCCGGCCGGCGGCGGGTCGAAGTGCTCGACGCGCCAGTTCTTGAACACGCGCGCCTGCGAATTCTTTTCGTACTCGCCGCCCCAAACGTGCGCGTACATATCGCGGTCGCGCTTGAAGTCATAATCTTTGTCTGCCGGCAACTCGGTTTCATGGAACCAAGGGTTATGCTGCCAATTCGCCTCGACGACGACCGTGCTCGGCGGCGGCTCCCATTTTTCGCCCTCTTTGAGCGGACCATTGCCGCGCAGAAAGTGGTCGACCGGGTCCTCTTTCTTACGAGGATTCCACGAGAACCACAGTTCCGAACTTGCTTTACGCATTGTCGGACGCAGAATGCGCAGCGACGTCGCGGAAAGCGTCTGCGCTTCCTCAACCCAGGCGACGTCGTATCCTTCAAGCGACTTGATCGAGTCGGCCGTGTGGTTCTGCATCCCCTGGAAAATGATAAGGCCGCCGCCGGGCGTCTTGATTTCGGCCTTTTGCACGTCGAACAAATGCCCGACGCCGAGCGCGGCGATCTTCCCTTCGATCGTGCGTTTCGCCGACTGCGCAAGGGATTTCTGCACTTCGCGAATGCAGACCGCATGCGTGCCGGGTTCGGTGACACATTTTTCCACGAGTAGTTCGGCAAAAAAGTGCGACTTGCCGGACCCGCGACCGCCGTGCGCACCTTTATGACGGGCGCGCGCGAGTAGGGGTTTGAACGCGCGCGGCGTCAGGATTCGCACGGCTCGCTCGCTTCCGACTCTTTCGGGTCAATGATGACCCGTTCAATTCTCGCAATCGGCTCTTTGTCCGCAGCCGGGTCCGCGACCTTGCCGCCTGGACCGCGCGGCGCGTATGCGTCGGACATTTCACGCGCGATCTGTTCCAGGTAGCCGGTAAAGCTCGCGTTTCGAGCGCGGGCCGAAAAGACCAGTTCGTTCAAGAGTGCGACGCGGACGTCGCGATGCTTGGTCGGCGAGTCCAGATAGGCGGCGCGCTCGGCGTCGAAGAATGCGCGCCAATCGGCCGGAAGCCGATTCGGATGCATCGGCGCAAGGTCGTCGGCCGTGCAGCGCGTGTCCTTCCACTTGATGTTGAATTCGGCGACAATCGTCTCGGGCTGCACATACTGCGCCAGATTGCGAACGATGAATTCCCACTGTTCTCGGCTGAATACTGTCGCCATCAGCCGTCACTTTCCGGCACAACGACCGCATGCGCACCGTTCCGCCGCGCCACCCCAATCGCGTCAGTCGAAGCGCACGCAGCCGTTGTTCGAAGGAATAGACGCAGCGGCGCGGTACTCCATCCGGAGCCCTCGCACCCATCATGGTGCCGCACGAACCTCGCTCAAGGTCAGCAAGACGCCGCTGCGTTGCTCGAAACGCGCCATCATCGAGTGAAATGGCGACACATGGGCCTATCCGCGGTGCCCGCGCTTCGAATTGGAAAAGCCCTTTCGTCTGCCGTCAAACGGTGCGAACGCTGCGCCCTAATGCTGACTTGGCGGCGAGGTCGTCGGGTCTAACGACAGACGGGAAGGCTTCATAGAGATAAATTATGGTCGGCGATTTGACGGCACATCCTGACGAAAGCGTCCATCGGCAGATCGTTTTTCATGATGTTGACGATTTGCAACACCATTTGAACGTTACCGATAACGTAATTTCCGGCACTATCTATCCGGTCGATGCTCGGCGCCTTATAGCCGCGAGCCTTCCAGTCCATCGGAATGCCGGAAACAGCGCAAACCCCATGTTGTTCCAAGAACAAGCCGAGCGCATCGTCCTTATCGATTCCGACAAGAATTCCGCGCTTCTTTGCTCCCGCTCGCGTTCCGTGCAACAACTCAACGAAAAACGAGTCTAATCCCGGCGAATAAAGCGGGTCAGACGCATGACGTCCGGTCTGTTGGCGACGGCACTTAGAGCAATGCGGATGCAGGATTTCAACGCGGCGAAACCGTGTCACGCGCTGACCTAATTTTCGAGACCATCCCAATCGCGCGAAACAATCGCCCGGCAGTGCGCGCTCGCAGCGGTCACACCGATATGACGGCAGTGGTTCACCCGGAACAGGGTCGACCGCAAGATGAACCTTCTCGCCGCCAAAACTGTGAGTTTTACGAAGCATAATTCGGCACCGTGCGCTTTTATAGCAGAGTGCCTACGGCTTGTCAACAATAACGCGAGATGTCTGCGACGGACTAATTTTCCAGTCGTGAGCACCGCGCGGAGTATTCTTGCGGAGCGCAGCGAAATGGCGAATGCCGCACACGAATAATTCCTTTGCCTTCCCCGACGTCCAGCGCATTCGACGATCAATATCCTGTAGCGGCATTTCAGAAAATAACACCAACATGGTGACATTTCCTACGACGGTTTCGGCCAAATCGGCCTTCCATTGCCGAAAAGCGTACAGCATGTCGGACTGGCGGGCGTAAGCATTTTCCACACTGTCGACCCGAGACCTTTGGATTGGGACGTCAAGATCGGGATCGCGAGACGCCGGCTGACCGATCGCATGATGGTATGCTGCCAACATTTCGTCGGCCGCAGTCATCTCGTACACGTCAAGCGTCCCTGCGCGCTTAATTCTGATGAGAGGCGATTCGAGTGATCTGGTCTTCTCTCGGTCGGACTGCTTTCCTTCACGCCGGATGCGCGCGAAATGCTTCTGCCATTCGACCTTTTTGCGCTTCTCCGCTTTCTCGGCGGCGCGCTGCTTGGCAGTTTTTTTAACGACCACGCCAGGCGTCCCGAATGTCCTCGCCGAAATCCCGTTCGAGATTGTCGCGGATCGCAGCATGAACCCACACCGGCAACAGAATCAGCACCGTGCCGGCAACCGTCAACACAATGACGGTCTTGCGGAGTAGGGGATTGCGGATGTTGCGGATCATATGGGCCGCTCCATGATTTCGCCTGTCCGGCCGCAAAAATACTGGTTCGGCGGAAGGCCGTTCACGAGGTTTGAACGAACGACCTGGAACCCGTCGACGACCTCGACCGTGACCTTGACGGCCCGAAAGCCGAGGTCGTGCCAGTGCTTTTTGATCGCGTCGGCGAGGCGATGGGCCGGAATATCCATCACAGCGCCTCGATGGCTTGCCGAGCGCGCGCAGCAGCGTCGGCAAGGTCGTTCAGCGCCTTGGTCGCTTCTTTGACCTGGGATGAGTCGATAGCGATGTTGAGCGTGGAAATCGATGCGGCCGGCGTCGTGCGCGTGATAAATTCGACGTCAAGACCACGAAGACTTGCCGGCGGAGGTGGGCCAAACCGCCAGAGACGGTTGAGAAACGCCGACATGCTCGACGTATCGACTTTCTGCGGCCCTTCGATGATAACCTTGATGTCTGACATGCGCGCTCCTATTCGCGCGCAGAGTGTCACCAATAACGCAGACTGTCAACGAAAAAGTGCGAGGCGTGCGGCTTGCTTCTGCCGGCGCACATGCTTTCGCCAGCCGCGCGAAAGGCGGCGACGCCACGTTACAAGGTGCGTGCTTGATCGGCCCCATGTCACCAGGCGAGCCGGCTTGGCGCCCGCGTCGACCATACTCATTTCGCCGCCTCCGCCAGTATCCGATAGACGTAAGCCTCGCTGCATGCACACAGTACAGCAATGCGCGCCGGCGCCAAGCCGCGACTGCGCAGGCCGACAATCATCGGCACTTTGTCCGACGTCCTGGTGCGCGGCGCGCGCTTGCGTTCCGGCCGATGCTCGCGCAACACCGTGTAGACATAGGCGCTCGACAGCCCCGTGGCGGCGATGACGGCGACGGGATGCGCGCCGCCGTCTATCATGTCGAGTATCTGCTGGACGCGGGGAGAGGTCATGCAGCTTTCGTACGCGCTTCGTTATAGACCGTCTCCGCAAGGCGCATCGCCTCCTGCTTTGAGTCGCAGAGATTATCGTACGTGTCACGGCCATAGCGCGAGATGGTGAATTTGCCGTCCCAAATGGAAACGCTTGCACGCCATTTAGTCCCGCGAACCGGCTTGCCGAACTTGATCCGGTCCGGCGACACGCCGAGAGTAATGTTGCCGATATGGGCAACAAAACCCGGCTTGCTATATGCGTCCTGTGTCCATTCGATATTCATCACGCGGCCTCCCGATCTTCCGCCGCGACATTGCGTGCTGCATTGGCGAGGTATTCGCCCAAGGCGTGATTGCGGAACGTGGCCTCGGCGACCAGGGCACGCGGCGCCATGCCGACCTTGCTCGCAGCGTTCTCGAACAGCGCCGGCAGGACATACGCCTCCTTGGCGGAAACATTGAAGCGAGCGGCGAAGACGGCGAGGTCGGGAAGCATGGGAGAAAACTCCGAAAAGGCGGGATTGCCTGTCTGCTGATAATGTAAACATATGCCTAATAACGCAGGCAGTCAACAATAAAATGCACAAAACGTCAATTTTTCTGACCGGGCATTGGCACAGGCATTTGCGTACCGTCCGGCATGACCTGGATAGCAATCGAGCGCGCCGCACCGTTCGGCTTCAGCACCGCCTCGACGACACCGTTCGCACCGCGCAGCCAGCGCGCATCGATCGCGTGATGCGCAAGCGCGCCGATCAGTGGCCACCGCTCGCCGTTGACGTCGTCGACGAAGTGCGCGCCATCCTGTTCAAACGCTCGCCGAATAGGTATCCACCCGCCGAGGCGTTCCGACATAGGCCGAAACGACGCTATCAGCGCCGCGCCGCTCGGCGTCTGCAATAGCTTCGGCCCAGCCGCGTCCGCGCGCTCGCCCGCGCGCATATCGTGGGCGCAGTGCGGGCAGTCGAGCAAGCCTTTCTGGATCGCCACCAGGCAGGCCGGGCAGAGCTTCGTCATCGGCTCGTCGCACGACCAGCACCGCATTGCGGCCGCAGCGTTCCGTTTGCCGCACTCGTCGCAGGATACCAGCTTCGCGCGCGTCTCTTTCGGTCGGATGAAATCAAGCGGCCCGTGCTGGTCAATGTTGCCGGCGAAGTCGAGCACCAGGCCGTCAGCCTTGCCGGCCGCGATACTCTTGTCGATCGTCCCGCCGATCGTGCGCAGGAGTCGACCTGTCATCTGGATATAGAGGCCGACCGACATAGTCTTGCGGCGCATCACCAGCATGTCGACTTCCTGCACGTCGAACCCGGTCGTCAGCGCGGCGACATTGACAAGCGCCTTTAACCGGCCTTGCCGAAACGCTGCGATCGTCTGCGCGCGCTCGCCGGCGGGCGTCGTGCCGAGAACCAGCCCGGTCGGAATGTTCCATTCGTTCATGCGCGCGCACATGGCCTTTGCGGCCTTGGTCGTCGCTTCGAACACCAGCCACGCGCGCCGGTCGCGACCATGTGAAACCATCTGCGCAATATGATTGTCCATCAGCGCGATCATTTGCGCGTCTTGACTGTCGCCGGAATACTCACCCTGCTTTTTGCGCAGTTTGCTCGGGTCGATCTTGTCGTCGGCCGCGGCGCTGAACGCCGGCACGAGATAGCCGTCACGGATACCGTCGAGAATTCCGTAACGATAGACGACCGCCTCGAATGGCGCCGCTTCGCCCTCGACCAGCGACCCGCCTTGCAGTCGAAATACCGTTCCCGAAAAACCCGGCTGTCGCGGCGCACCGAGGTCGCGGTGTAACTGGCGATACATGCCCGCTTCGGAGTGCGGAATCAGGTGACATTCGTCGACCAGCATGTTCGCGACCGGGCCGAAGCTGCGGCCGGATGAATAGACGGACTGAATCGCGGCGCTGATGACCGGCGCGCGCCAGGTGCGTTCGCCAAGCGCCGCCGCGTTAATGCCGACTTGCAACCCGAGTGCGCGGCAAGCCGCCGCGTTCTGCTCGACAAGCTCGCGCGTGTGCGCGCAGATGACCGTTCGCTCGCCATGCTGCCAGCGGCGGCGCGCAATCTCCGCCATCGTGAGCGACTTGCCAGATCCGACGCAGGAGTCGACAAGGGGCCGATTGATGCCGCGCGCAAAGGCGCTTTCCACGGCGTCGGCCGCTGCGACCTGATTGGGGCGGAGCTGGATGGTCATTTGCGGACGTGGGCAGCACGACCGATGCGGAGCGCCTTAAGCATCGGGGCGCGCTTCCACCCATACGCGCGACACACCGCGTAGAAATCGCCGCGAAACACGCGGACAAACTCGCGGTACAGGATGCGGCATTCCGTAACGTCATTGTCGCGCCAGATTGCTATTGCGTTGATACGCGCGGCCATTCTCACGCCTCCCCTTGCATGTGCGCAAGGATGGCCGCACGAAGGTCTTCCGCGCTTTTCCATTCGTTGTCCGTGGGTCGCTTGATCGTGTCGCGAAGCGCCTTTGCGGCTTCCTGCACGTCTGCGCGACCGTTGAGCGTCAACACGCGACCAACGCGCGCCACATCAACGCTATGGAATGAGCCAGTCATTTCGACCTTGCGCGCCAAGCCTTCGCGGCTGGCTTGAGTCACGGTCGCGAGGTGGAAGCGTGTGTAGTAGGTCCGCTTCATCTGCGCGGTGTGGTAGGAATGCGCCACCTCAACGGCGACCACTTCGCCCTTGCGTACGGGGTTTGCGATGGGCACGGTTGTCATTGCGATTTATCTGCCATTTCACGCGCGATCTGCGCCGCTTCCTTTTCCGGAACGCCGGCCATAACAAGCAGCATCAGAATGTTTGCGTAGGTGCGGGGAGGGCGAATGTGTTTCATGCCCTCACTGTATGCGATTAGCGCAGACAGTCAACAATAAAGTGAACAGTCAGACAATAAAAGTTGGAAGGCCGGACGCGAAGGGCAGGCGCTCCGGTTCGTCCGGCACGATCGACGGCGACGCGACACGCGGGCAGGGCGGAGCCTCGTCATCGCGGTCCCACGCCAGACGGCACGCGGCGCAGCGGTGCGAGCCGTCCGATTGCGCGCGGGCTTGGCAGGCCGCAGTCACTTCAACGCATCTGCGATCCATTTCGTCAGCCAGGGGTTATCGCGAAAGAGCGTCATCTGAGCGGTGCCGAATGTGCTCACGATGCGTTCTTCCTTGTCGTCGTCCTCAAGGCCGTACGCCCAAAAGATCGCGTGATTGACCTCGTGCAGGAACGTGTCGACCGCCTTGAACCGCGACGGCATTTCGCATTGCAGACGGATCGTTTGCTCGATACTGGAAAATTCGCCATATCGCTGCATGCTGGTGGCCATGTGCGTCGACATTAGTTCGATGCGAATGTCGTAACCGGCGGCGCGGACGATCGTGGGGGGCTTGGCGAGGATGTTCATGCCGCCACCAGCCCTCTATTACCCGCGATGATCCGCAAAGCCGCATTCGCTGCGCGCGTCTGCCCGATCGCGTCGTTCAGTGCGATATGAGGCGGCGGGACCGCATAATCTTTCACGTTGACGCCGGCGAGGTCGTACAGCGTGCGCGTGTCCCGCACGTTCCAGAATTGCCAGGGCGGAGATGCACCGAGCAAGCGATACAACTCGGCCAGGAGCGGAGCGTCGAAGGTCGCGCCGTGACACCAGACAAGCGGTTCGTCGGCCGGCGATGCCCATGCGATCCAGTCGCGAAGGAAGCCGAGCGCGTCGGCCGGCGGGATCGGATTGCACGTCGCAGCGGCCCATGCTTCCGGCGATTGCGTCGACCACCACTGTTCGGTCGCCGGATCGCTGTGCATCCCGAGGGCGCGCTGCGGCTCGATTGCAAGATTGACCTGCACACAAGCCTCGTCGGAAAAGCGCACCAGCGCCGCCGACAGGATGATCGCGCCGGGCCGCGTGCCGAGCGTCTCGAGGTCAAGCATGATATGCGCGGTCATCGCCGACCCCGTGCGTTACGTTCTTGCATCGTCAGACCGGAAACGAACACCTGCTCGCCGAGGCGCAGTTCAACGTTCGGTAACTTGTCGCGCGTTGTCCACCATTCGCGAATCGTCTTGTGACGCGTATCGACGTCGAACATTTTCACTTCATCATTCGAGTACAGTCGCGCGTAGGTCGTCGCGATCTTGTCCGCAGAAAAGCGCGTCGATTGCCAAATGACGTTCATATCCGGCCCCGCTGATGTCGCAGTTTTCCCTTGGCGGCGAGGTCGACCGATACCTCGCTTAGAATGCGTTTCACTTCGGCCGTCGCCTCGGCGTGTGTCGGCTCGCGACCCAGCTTCGCAGCGAGGCGATTCCAAATCGTGTTCGGATTGTCGTTGTGCCAGGTGGTTGTGACCGTGAATGCCATTGTCGCAGCAAATCACCAATAACGCAGACTGTCAACAAGAGATTATGCCGGAACAATACTCGGCGACTCGATGTGATCGAAGCGGCGCAGAATGTCGGCGACATATTCCGACTCGCGCTCACACAGCACCACGTTGAACCCCTTGGCGCGAGCTGCGACGCCGGTCGTGCCGGATCCTGCGAACGGGTCGAGCACGGTCCCGCCCGGCGGCGTAACCAGCGCGCAGAGCCATTCCATCAACGACACGGGCTTGACGGTCGGGTGCTTTGAGCCGTTGCGATCGGCTTTGGACGCTTTCGCAGAGTAATGGAATCTAGCCGTAGACGGCGCGGAGTCCTTCGCCCCAACTTCCAAGTTCGTCAGCGTGATGCTGAATGTGACAGGGGCGGCAGAGCCATTCGATTTCGAAAGGCTTATCGTAATCGTGATGGTGTCGATCCGTTCGCATACTGCCGCAATGCTTACAAGGTTGTCGGACAGGGTGAGCCTTGCGGGCAGCGACTCGCGCGAGCACCTTTTTGCGATACTCTGGATCGTTTCGATAAGCAGCGCGCTTGTCTGCTTTAACTCGCTCGGCGTGACGCTGGTAAAAGGTGCCGGGAAGTCGATGCTTGTCAGCGCCAATTGCTGCGTTGACCGCTCCACTGCATCTTTTAGAACAGAACCGACGAGTTCGTTTGCTTGCGGAAAACGCAATTCCGCATCGCTCGCATTGTTTTGCGTGCATAGTTCATCACTCGCGTTGAAAAAGAAACGGGCTGCATTATTCGGAAACCCCGCCACAACCTCGTCCGAACCGTCGTGACAAACATTGGCAGGCCAGCGGCCTTTCCCCGTGACAGTTAGGTTCGATTGCGCGGCGGCGTCGGTGCGCCAAATGCCGCCGCGCGGTGCCTCCCACGAAACAGGTGCGTCGCCCGCTGCTGCCTCTATCCGACACGCATCAATGTTCAGCGCGCCGGTTCGCCAGCGCAGGACGTTGGCCGCAACGGTGCTTTCGGATAGCGGCTTGCGCGCGAGCACGATCGGTTCGAAAGCGGGCTTTAGGGCGGTGCCCCATCCGTCGAATTCCCGTGCTTGCGGCGAACCGGGCAGGTATGTTGATTGCGCTGCTGCGACGGCTTCGGGGTCATCCATCCACGGGCGGTCCCATCCTTCGTGCTTTTCGCCACGGCGCGCGACTCCCGCTTCCAACATCGCTGCGTGTGCTGCCGACCGGGGAGCGCCTAACGTTCCTTCAACACCGAGGTCTTTGTCGATGAACTTCGCAACGTTCTGGCTTTTTGGGAATCCCGTCCCATAAAGCCACATGAGCGAATCGCGGATTTCGAACCCCGCGTCCTCGATCGCGCACGCCATGC